AAAATCAGCATACTCTTTTCTCCAAATGACTTTATATAATCCACATTCTTCTTTTCTTTTATTACATTCAACAATATCATTCTCCCAAATCTTCTCGCCGTTCTTGTCGGTAAGTCCTGTGTATTGGCATATGGTGTCTGAATCGCATCTATAACACTTTTCTCCACGCACATCTACAATCCAGATTACATCATCATATTTCGTATGCTCTAAATCTCCTTCCACCCATTCTCCATTATCTATTCTCTTTGCTTTAAAAACTATATTGCGTATTTCCATACATATCCTCCAGCTGTTTTAGTTCTCCCTTTTAAACAATCTCCAATATTCCCGTCAGATATATTTAATTCTCTAGCAGCTCCTATTATTGAAGAATGCTCTTTTATTAAAATACCATCTTTGCTAAATTGAAGTACCTTTTTACTATTCTTCTTGCCAATTCTGTATTTTGACGTTCCATAATTCATATTGTATTTTTGCGTGCACCATTCTAGGTTTTCCAAGCAATTATTTTCTGGGTTTTCGTCTTTGTGATTTACGACTTCATAATTATATGGATTATCCAAAAACATTTCAGCGACCAATCTATGCACAAGCAACTGATGATCCTTTCTATCTTTATAGAGATGAACAATCTTGTATCCTTTATTATTCGTTGATTGAGTTAAAATTTTTTCTTTTCTATCATAGTTTCCAGTTCCTGTTTTATTTTCGCTTTTTCCAGTGCTAAGCACTTCTCCATATTGATTAATTTTGTATCTTCCTTCAAAGCCCTTTATATCTACCCACTTAATTTCTTTTTCTCTCATTCTTTTGCATTTTCCCTGGATATCAATACAATGATTTATTAATTTTATCGCTTCTCTAACTCTCTTCCCTTCACTCCATGTTTCTTCTGTTTTCGTCATTAGTCATTCCTCCGTATCGTCATTTTATCTCCAATTGCTCTTACAACATTTACCGTAACTCCATTTCCAGCCTGTTTGTAAAGTTGACTGTCCGAATTTACAAACTTAGCCTTCTCAAAATAATCATCCGTCCACCCTTGTAGTCTAAAGCACTCTTTTGGAGTCAATTTTCTGATTGCTATGTAACATTTGTATTTTTCATACCAAATAGCATACACTGTTAATTCATTTTCCACCTGAACAAAAATACCTTGGTTACAGCTTGTATCTAGCGTATTTGCTAATTGTTTCCAGACTCTTCCTCTTCTTGTCTTGCTATCAGGAATAGAAAGATTAATGCTGTCACCTTCATGTGCTACATCGTATCCTTGCTTTGTAGCTTCTTTTACATTGATTGCTATTCCGTGTCTATCTTGAGAAGTTAATGTAAACATCGGATCTCCATTTTCTTTGAATCTTCGTCCGTTCTGTCGCTTCTCTGCTCTAACTGGCGTGAGAACAGGAATTACGACACCAGAAACTTCTCCCGATCTATTACATACACCTTTATTGTATCTTGCTTGCATTGCTCTGGCGCTATCTGTTGTTTTTAAACCTGCCTTATAGTTCATGTCGCAAAAACAAGGAATTCCAACATGGTGTCCTCTTCCTCCGCCTTGTCCCGTATCGAGGGTTTCTGTTATTCCGCCTGGAGAAAAAGTCTGTGTATTTCTTCTGTATCCATCTCTATGAGCGATTATTGAAACACTATTTTCTCCATCTGTTCCCGTGACAGGAAGTATTTTTTTGTAACCATATCTTCTAAGATGTCCGATAGTGTAAATGCGCTCCCGGTTTTGTGGCACGAACCATTTACTGTTAATATTCTGCCATTCGATATCGTACCCGAGTCTGTCCATTTCAGAGAGGATTGACAGATAGTCGAGTCCTCGGTTGCTAGAAAGCATTCCCTTAACATTCTCATAGATAATCCATTCAGGTCTGTTTTTTTCTTCTTGTTCTTCCAACAGTCTAAAAATTTCTCGTACAAGGCTCGATCTGTCTCCGTCAAGTCCTGCTCTCTTTCCGGCAACACTGAAATCTTGGCAGGGTGCGCCGAATGTCCAACAGTCTGCTTCGGGCAAGCTCCTGGCATCCACTGTTCTAATGTCACTTGAGTACCATTCTCCGTTTCTGTATTCATCTTTCAAAATCTCCTTTTGTCTTTGCTTGAGTGTTAGAGTGTTTAAATATGCTCTTTGTTTATCTGTGATTAAATGCATGGATGTATAGCTTGCAGTTGCGTACTTATCCCACTCACAAAATCCAACACACTCATGTCCAGCAAGCTCAAGCCCTCTTCTAAATCCGCCTATTCCGGCAAAAAAATCTATAAATTTCATTTTTCCTCAGAAGCCCGGTATACCCTTGCCCCGGCCGGAGGCTGGCTCCTTTCTATTTTTCGCTTATTTTCTTCTTATTCCCTCGCAACTGCTTGCAAAGCTCTACCCACTCAATTGCTTTGCTCCGCGTCCATCTTTTGGCTGATTTCCTCTTTCGTATCCCGTTTTCATCCATGTACCGGATAAGATCATCTCTCGTAAATTCCACTTTCTGAATGTCATGCAAAACTTTATGAATATGCTCATCCGTGCATCCGAGTTTTACCATCTCTTCGATCTGGAATTTGTACGGATCCAGAAAGTGTGCTGGTCTACTCATTTTCAACCTCTCTTTCCAGCCACTCTTTTTGGCTCTTGTACAAATTCAGGTATTTATCACGGTTTTCTTCGTACAGATCGTTTTCTAAATCCTCATCTATTCTTGTAAGTATCATCTTGACTGCGGAGATTTCTGGTGTATCAATTTCTCCTGTTATGTTGTTCAAATGATCATTGTTCGTCATTTCCCTCTCACCCTATTCTTTCTCTTCCGCTTTGTGATGCCGCGCGTAAACAAATCCATATTTCCGTGTCTCAATCCGATAGGCTGTTTCCTGTAGACTCTAAAGCCGTATCTTTTTCTGTTCATGTTTACTCCCTTTCTAAGCTCCACCATGCTTTCGCGTTCTTTCCATATCCGGTTGTCTGTATCTTTATTTTCAACTCGTTTCTCGCTTTCATGACATCTGACCGTTTGATTCCCGCGGCATCCGACTCCATGAGCAGCTTCGCTCCGTCATATCGCCCACCTGCCATTTTATCTTTTAACCATTCCACCGCCTTGTCATAATCGGTCTTAGATACCTCGTTGACCTTGTCCTTAATCTTTTCCAGTTGGACAGTGTTGGTGTTCAGCTTGTTCCAGATTTTCTCAAAATTCTCCTGCATGATTCTGCGATTCTCTAAAATCTCATCTCTGATTACTGTAAGAGCCTGTGCTGCGGTCATCCCTTTCTTTTCTGGCTCTTTCACCAGACTTCCCGGTTCAAGTCCGAGAAGCAAGCACATGGTTCTTTCAAAATCTTCTGTCTGTTCCGGGTTCTTTGCCATATTGCAGACAAAAGACTTGCTTCTCCCGAGTTCTGCCGAGAATTTCTCTTTCGTCTTGCCCTGCTTTTCTAGTTCCTTACAGAGCAGAGCGTAATTTATCGTTACTTTCTTTGGTTCCATAATTCCTCCTTAATTTGAATTCAACAGCTGCTCTTCCAGAGAGTCCATGTCGTATCCTCTGCGTTCGAAGTTATTTAAGTTTCTGCTTACTGGCGGTTTTGCTGGCATTTTTTCCGTCTGCTCTTGGTTAAGATAAACATCGAAATTACTGCCGAACAGGGTTTTTGGTCTTAGATATATCCTCATATCATTAACTCCGCGCTGTAATTCCTCTTTTGTAGGCTTTCTGCCCCACTCATGGTATTTTTTATCAATCACCGTCTTAAAGTCATCCAGAGTGTATCCTTCATTGAATCTGGCTTTTATTTCCTTCTGGTTACTCTTAACATCCCACCTTAGTTTCTTGCCTGTCTTTTCATTCAGGTAAGTTATGATCTCTTTGTACGGGACATATATATTATTATCTTTTTCTTTATCTTCTTCTTTATCTATATCTGAAACAGCGACGTCAGACGTTCTTTCAGACGACTTGTCAGACGATTTTTCGATCAAAGCTCTTTGTTTGGCTCTTCTTTCCTCTTGGTACAGCCTGTCACGCTCTTTTTTCCGTTCATAAGCATCCAATGTCTGGTGCTTATTCCAGTTCGGGATCGTGATTATTCCCTCCACTATCTCAATCATTTTAAATTGCTCAAACGCGTTCAGAGCCAACTTTACAGTGGATTCATTCATTCTAAAGATTGTAGCCAGCATCTTGTCTGTGTAGGGAATCTTGTCATTCATCAGGAATACACCACCGTTATTCTTTTTCCCGGCAAGGCATAGTAGCTTGAACCAGACTGTTATAATTGCATAAGCATCTGGCAAAGCCTCTATCAGCAATATCTTTTCATCATCAAAGATATCCGTTGCTATCTTTATCCACTTTACTTCTGCCATCACTCATCCTCCGCAATATAGACCACCACGCAAGGTGTGTCCGAATATACCTTTTCAATCTCCAGACTGGTCACCTGCTTATCATCCGTATATGCAACTCCATTCAGTCCATCCAAAATGATTTTTGCAATGTTGTCTAAGTCAGGCTTCTTATTCGGCTTTATTTCTCCTTTTAAAGCCCTATCCTTATTCTTCTTAGACCAGCTCTCTGGAATCGGAAATTTCGCTAAAATTCGAACTCTCAGAGTGATGTCCGTGTAAAGCACGCCTATGCTCTGCTTGTAAATCCTTGCAACTTCCTTTTCGTATTTTTTGCTTTCGTCTGGTGTATATGTAATGACCTTAAATCCGGCTCTGCGGAATCTCGGTCTTGCTTTTCCAACCGGTTTGCCCGGAATTGTAATTACCATTTATTCTCCTTTCTGCTCCCGGAATTACCGGGAGACAATGAATCTGGCTTACTTAAGGTATTTGTGACGTACTGTGCAGCAGCCATGAACGGGTTACAATTTATAACAAGGCTCTCTACCTCATTACCTCTTCAATCCGGACAATGATTGACGGGATTCCACTTGTATACTCAAACTCATGCGTTGTATTCACGACATGAGCCGGATCATCATTAACAATCACATCGCATTTCTGCAATGCGTCCTCAATCACCTTGTCCGCAAAACTAAAAACATTCATTCTATCCCGTTTATTGCCTTTTTTCGGCTCTTTAAACATATAGTGCAGAATGATAGGCTTATCTGTTTTAAAACGCTTTAAACCAAGCCTGACGGCGTTACAGGCTATCATCTGATACTGTTGCTTCATTCGATTTCCTGCTTTCGGGTTCTTCCCGATCTCATGTATGTAATCATTCAGACCCGGGAAACAATGTCCTTTGTAAAATTTCCCTCTGATTTCAAAAATATGATTGTCCATATCGTTCCCTAAATTCCTCTCGTGTATGGTTCTGCTCATAGATTGCCTGCCCTACCATCTTCGACAGTGCCATGCTTACACCATCTCCATGTATCCTTTTGTGGCAATCACTACATACAGGCAGGAGTAGCTTGTCCTCCGTTCCTTTTTGCCTTCTTCCTTTTCCACAGATCAGGTGATGCCCCTCGATGTTGTATGGTTTCCCGCATATCAAGCAAAACTCAACGTATTCCGTAACCACAGTGTCTGACTTTTTCATCTATACCTCTCCTATCAAATTATCTGGCCAGATTGGTGCTTTTAGTATTTTGGTGTGCTTGCACCAGTCGCAAACTTCACAACGGATTGGATCGATTTCTCCATTTTTCAGAGAGAGAATCTTTGACACATTCATCTCCATTCCAGACAAGCAATCATTCATCCATTCCTGCGGGATCTGGATAATCTCGATATCTGGCACTTTCTCCTTGCTGGCTGCTGCGATATAAAACGGCAACCGCTCCCCTGTATTGATCCTCACTACCTCTTGGTATACGGCAGCCTGTATGTCATAGCCCCAAAACCTCACAAAGTCCATCAGTCCCATGTCTTTCGCATAATGCGCTTCTCTCAGGGATTTCATTACTTTCAAATCAACGATGCATTTACCGGGCAAATAGCTGTCAAGCTTTACTTTCCATTTCGCTCCAAATAGATCGGCTGTAAAGATTTTCTGCTTCTCTCCGCTCATAAACATCATGAATAAAGGATCTCTTTCGATTCGGTTTATGATTTCTTCTGCTTTTCGGTACTCTGCCTTTAACTCTCCTTTTTTTGTAAATATCTCTGTGTTATGAGCCTTAAACAAATCAAGCGTTCCCTCGAAATGAGAATCCACATAAGACCCAACCAGAAGTGCTGTTGTTTTCTCCATTTCCCAGTCACCATTCAACTTTGCAAGTGCCTGTTCCTCACACCCAACACGTCCGATTGTTCCGCAGAAATCCTTATACTGCGAGACACTGAGATACTCCTGATTTGCTTCTTTGCTGTAATAATTTTCCTGCGTTAAAATCATTCAAATACCTCCTCTGCTTCTTGCACTGCAGCTTCAAAATCAAACGGGTTTTCCGCTACTCTTGTATCGCTTTTGGATATGTCCTCTGCTTCACCCTCGACATAAACCCCCATAAGAGAATTTGGAGTATATACCCGAGCAAAGAACGCAGCCGCACGATATGCAAGCATCTGCTCCGGCATGGTTTTCCATTTACTTCCTGTTTTTTCATACCATCCCTCTTTTTTAGCCATTTCGATCGTCACTGTAGTTCCTTTGATTTTCTCTCCACTATCTTTATATTCTGCTTCAATTCTGCATCCCCAATTATCTGTATGAGGTGTTCCATCGTACACCGGACGGACGTTTTTGAATTCTGTATTCGCCCGGATCATACTCATACAAGCCTGTCCACTCCATGTAGGCTTACCTTTTACAACATACAGGTTCTGCATGACCATCATAGGGGATACCCCCATCCGATTCGCCATATCTACTGCAATCGTGCAATCCATCGGCTTGCCTTGGTAATTCTGTGGCACCAGCTGCGATGTAGCAAACATTTTTCCGATATCAAAAATCTTTTGAAAACTCTGGCTGTCCGCAAATGGACTCAATTCGTGTTTTTCCTCTTTTACAATCATTTCTTCCATATCGATTCTCCTTATAATTCAATCACTGTCAGATCTTCTTCATCTGTTGTCCTTGTTGCAATAAACTGTAATCCTTTATCTTTGCACTTCTGATACAGGTCTGTCCGCATTTTTGTAGACATTTTCTCCACTCCATCAATCAGGATGATCTGCAGTCCATTAGGCTTCTGAATCGCCACATCGATACACAGATCAAGTTTTTCTCCATCTGATAGATTACTGATTGGGAGTCCGTGAATCAGCGGAACACCGTTTACAACTGTAAGACCGGAAATCGGAATAGTTGCAGTTTCTAAGATTTCTCCCGGAAGAGACCGTGCCTTTTCGATTTTCTGCGTAAAATCTTCGGATTCTGCTTTTAATCGCTCCACTTCGTTCTGTAGATCAACCATTCGACGATATTCATTCAAGTGGGATTTCATCTCTTCCGCATAAGATGCCTGATTCTGCAATTCCGAATAATCCTGCACTTCTTTTTCTGACAATTCTTTATACTCTTCTACAGAGCTGTCATATTTCGCAACATTCGCTTCATATTCTTTTACGATCACTTCTGCTTTGTCCGCTTTTCTCTCTTCCATACCAGCAAGCATTGTTTGATTTTCTCTCAACTGAGCCTGCAGCCTTTCATTTTCTTTCAAAAGACGTTCGCGCTCTGCAGTAAACGACCTTTCCAATGCGGATAATTTAATCTCTTTATCCGCTTCAAATGATCGGACTTTGTTGTCCCTCTGCTCAATGAATCGCTTTGCTTTCTCAATCTGTTCATTTTCTTTTCTAATGCGCTCGATTTCCTGATACAGCTGTCCAAGATTTTCATTTTCCCATTTTTCTGCATCGTATCCAGACGGGATAGCATCTGCGATATCCTCAACAAATGATTTTTTATTCCGAATATCTCTATTCACATCCTGCCGATTCCTGTAATACATGCCGTTTTCCGACTGTATATCATTCAAAACTTGTAAAATATTCTGATCGTAAGATACCCAATCTGGAATTTCACCAAACCATTCACGAATTGTCTGCAATGACCAGTCATACTGGATCATATCAAGCAAAATTGCATTCTGCTCTTTTTCGGATTTCTCCATAAATTCAACTGGCGACAGCTGCAGTGGAGTAAAAATATCTTTCAAAAATGTTTCCGGACTCCCCACCTCATGACCGTTCTGCTTCACGCTCTTGTAATCCGCTTGATTCGTTCTTGCCTTCCGATTGATTCTCAATCCGTTATCTGTTTCAATCAGAATTTCCCCCTCTGTTTCTCCGTTTCTCACAACATACTTGCGATTTGACTTATTTGTAAGTGCGTACCGAATCGCATCAATCACGGAAGATTTGCCTGCTCCATTTGTTCCGGAAAGCTCTACACTCTTTCCGTCTCCTTCATATTCTGTAATTCCATAAAGATTTTTGATCTTAATTTTCGTAATTTTCATTTACAAACTTCTCCTTTTCGTCTACAATTTAAATGATTTAATTTCTTGAGTGCTCGAGGGTTGCCGCCCTGTGACAGCACTCTTTTTAATACCCAAACACCAGATACCACGCCAGCATCACCAAGATAAACCCGATCACCATCGCACCAGCTCTGATCCAATAAGGCTTGTCCTTTGGTTCCGGCAGATCTACCGATACGGAGCGGATGTCCCAGCTGTTTAAAGTGTTTGGTTGCTGAGTGGTCTGGCAGTGGTAGGTTCCTTTAATGGTCACGGCTCCACCTCCTTTAATTTCACAGATTTCTTCCCACGCTCTTCCAATCTGACACGGTAGTTTGTAAGATATGAGATCGCGCCTTGTTTCTGGGTTTCGGTATCACCGTCTATCCTCTCTGTGGATTCCAGAGTTTGAATAAATCTCTCGATCTGCTTAACTGTCAACCTCTTCATCAGATCACCCCTGTCTGCAACTTCATTGCCCGCTCCGCGGCTCTCATTTCTTTCTGGATAAATTTCTCCAGTTCAGATGTCCGGTACATTATGGCACTGTGCTTGTTGGCTGGATTTAATAAAAACGCTACCTGCTGCCCCGGTGTATTCCAGACTCTTCTTAAAAATTCTGGTGGGTATCCTTGCTTGATAAGTTCCTTTCTGCTCATAATTTCTTTTGGATACGTCAATTGTCTTTCTCCTCCTTTTCTTCTTCCTTTTTCTGGTTCTTCTGCGAAGCCATAGCCTCCGCAAAGCCGAGAAAATATCCTTTATTCATATCGGACATATCTGGCAGTGCTTGCGCCACTTTTCTGATGATTTCTTTCTCTTTCTCGCTCATGTGTACCCTCCTTATGCTACGTTCTGCTCAATTACTGGATAGATGCCGTTTTTCTTAAGCTCCTCGTATAAAAACAAGCGCCCTTTCTGTGTCCACTGCGTCTGCATTGTTACATCCGGATCTCCGTTGCTCCTTGTAATATCGATTGTTTTACTATGCACATAGCCGCAATTCTGATATTTTGAGTAGAGCACCCACTGTTTATTGACTTTGTATTGAATTTTCATGTCATTCAGAATCCGGTTAAATCGCACCGCTGACATTCCGTAGTCCTTTGCGATCTGCGTAGTCGCTACCAACGATTTTGATTCCAGAATATGGTCAACATAGTTCGCTTTCGGTGTCATTTCCTCGATTAACTTCTGTTGTTCCACTACCTGTCCTCCGAGGAATTTACACCTGTCTTTCAGGCTGTCGATGGTCTTTCCCGCCATCTTTAAGGCTCTTGCCATTACCTGTTCCGGTGTGTTCCATGCTTTCTCGAGGTCAATTAATCTTTGTCTGCATTCTCTCCCTTTGTCAGTTCTACTCATAAGGCAGATGTGCTTTGCCATGTCGGTTGAGACTTGGTAGTCTTGCACTTCCTTTTCACCACCATACTGATTGCTATGTACCTTTAGGTACGCACCATTAAAATCCTCATTCTCAATAAATCCTTGCGAATTCTTTTCGAACCATTCAGAAAATCTTTTTCTGATTCCAAGAGCCTTATGAAGATCTCTGGCTGATACGGTTGGTTCGCTACCGTCTGTGTTGATTGCAAATAATTCATTCAATGCCTTTTACCTCCTATTCTTTTATTGCCGTCGTAACCTCCGTGGCGGGATTGCTTTCTTTTGGTTTATCTCCTATACTGTAAATACAGGGCACTGCCATGCCTGAGTATCACGAAAGGAGCGATTTTATGAGACGTTGTAATTCGCCATTTAACGGCAATCGCTATGTGCTTAATAAAAACACTGGTGAAATCCATGATTTAGACCGCGAAACCTCGTGCTGCCGCATAAATGATATAAAGTCCGAACATATCTTTAATTGCAGTTCCTATGAGGAAGCTGTTGTTTTTTCTTCCATGCTTGACATCAGAAGAAACGGATGCGCTCACTGCATGCCAGAGAAAAACAACGGATAACCATTAAGAGCTGCTTCTTTTAAATGAGGTAGCTCTTTTTCAGGCATCTCCTCTTCAAGAAGTTCTGCAAATGCTTCAGGAGTTTTTTTGACTTCGATCAAGCCAAATACCATATTAGAAAACTCTTTCTCTCTAGTAATGGATTTCAATACATCGAATTTTTTTATCTTTCTATCCTTATTTTCTTCGTCAAGACCTATAAACTCATCGATATATTTTTCGATACGTTCAACCCCCTGAATTTCTTCGCGCAACTCTTCTGGTTGTTCAAGAATTTTTTTTGCAGTATTCCTGATTAAATTCTCCGTATTTTCCTTCTGAATTTTGATGTCATCTTCACACTTTTTGATGCGATACAACAAGCAATCCCATTTTCGTCTTGAAACCCACATCTTTCTCACCTCGCTTTCTTTTTCCCCCGTCATGCCGATAGGTCAGCGTTAAAATTAAATATGTAATAATGCAACTTGTTTTAACTTGTTTTCTTTTATATAATCAAGAACCTCTTCTTCTGTTCCAGCCACCACTGTAGCCGAACATCCTTTTGTTACTTTATCCAGATGATAGAAATCTTCATTGTTTCTCAAAAAGAAATTTGAATTTCCTTTTTTATAGTGTGTTGCGTACTCGCCTTTTCTCATTGTTCCAATTACCATATCTACAACTGTCATTTTCATTTCCTCGCTTTCGGTTTGCCGTGTTGTTTTCTTGTTGATGAACAAATAATAACTCATATTTTCTTGTTTGTCAATAAGATTTTTAAAAAATTTTAAACTTTTTCTTGTTGACTAACAAGTATAATAATGATATACTGATTTCAGAAAGGAGGTAGCCTTTTGGAATTGAATATAGGAGAAAGAATTGAAATCTTAAGAAAAGACCTAAGCATGTCAAGGAGAGTTTTTGGCGAAAAGCTCGGAGTTAGTGAAAGTGTGATTGTTAATATAGAATACGATCGCTTAAAACGCCCGGATCAAAAAGAATCCTTATATAAGTTGATTTGTAAAGAGTTCAATGTAAATGAGGAATGGTTAAGAACCGGAAACGGTGAAATGTTTATCCCGTTGACAAGAGACCAGTTGATTACAGACTTTGCTGCTGATCTTATAATGGAAAACGATACATTTAAAAAGAGATTAGTAGAAGCTCTTGCAAAGTTGGATGAAAATGAATGGGACGTCCTAGAAAAACTCGCTGAGAGCTTAATTAAAAAAGACTAGGGTTCCCCTAGCCTAAAAGTTTTTTGCAGAATCGGTATACAAGTTCCAACATCTCAATGTTGTTGGACTTGTTAACCAATTCAATGATAAGTTTTTTGTAGTCCATTCGCGATCCCCCTAACTGCAAAAACACATGTTCGAAATCCCTAAACATATAATACTATTTCATTGGACAAAAATCAACATTTTATTCGAACATTTGTTCTTATATTTTATGAGGATTGATGGAAGATTTTAATTTAATATGGTATAACCGCTTCGGCGTTTATATAGAGTTGTGGAAAAGTACAGAGGAAGAGAGGTGATATTTATGAATGATGATAAATTTTTCTTAACCTATAATCAACAAATGCGGAAATTAAGAAATGATAAGCATATTTTATGCGCTGGTTCTTCTCACAAAAAGATTTTGATACGCGCTGGTTATTTCAATATTGTAAATGGATACAAAGCTCCTTTCATTAGTGGAAAAGATGCTTTTGGAAATCATACCTATATATCTGATACATCAATTACTCAATTGCATGCAGTCAAAAAATTTGATGATGAATTGCGTTCTTTGCTACTGAAATATATTACTCAAGTAGAAGAAGAGACAAGAACATTGGCCGGTTATAAATTTGATGAATGTAACGATAATGGACGTACTCCTTGGTATGACACCACTGCCTACTCTCCTAATAAATCTTTGCAACAAAAAATGAACGTTATTTCTAAAGCCTACAGCGAATTAAGTAAAAGTCAGCTTGATTACGTAAAGTTTTATATGGACAATCACAAGCAAATACCTACTTGGATAATGATTAAAGTAGTTAATTTTTCCACTTTTATAGACATTATCCGATATAGTAAAATTGAAGTATCTCATTCGTTATGTTCATTGTACGGATTAGAAGACGAAAACGGACGCGCAAACGTAAAACTTTTAATTGGAAGTCTCCACTGGATGCGGAAAATTCGAAATTCTTGCGCTCATAACGAAAGGGTTTATTGCCTTTCTCGCAAAAAAGATTCACGTGGCCAATCTGGTAGGATTCTTGAAAAATATTTGCGTTCTCTTAGTCCTGGTTATTCGAGGAATCTGGATCAGAAAATATTTGACCTGATTGTATATTTCAAGTACTATCTTCCAAAAATCGAATACAAGCAATTTATTTCCGAATTTAAAAATACGCTTACAGACTTGCAAACAAAAATTCATCCCCATGCTTTCGAGTATGTAAGAGGACAAATAGGAATTCGTAATATTTCTGATTTAGATTTGCTAATCGCACTTCCAAAAGATGAGATAGAGTACAATAAATTTGATAAGCAAGATCTATTTTAGAAGTTTTACGTTAGAATAGTCCCAGAAAGTATGCCAAATTACTCTTAAACATTTAAAAAAAATGTATTTTAATTGTTGTAATATTTTTATTTATATAGTAATATACTTGTATAGAGATAACCGTATTGATTACGGTTGAAAGGCACTCATGCAAGTATTTGTATGGGTGTCTTTTGCTATATACACAAATAAACCGCCCCAGTGCTACCAACACTGAGACGGTCTACATATCCGAAGATATGCGATTGAAATCCAAGAATATTGTATCATCTTCGGAGCAGTCATGCAAGCGGAACGTTTGTTTTGCGCTGGCTGTTATTTTTATACTAAAATTTAAGGAGATGATAAAAATGGGAACTAAATACAAGCG